ATGAATATATGCAAATGCTTTCAGTGTGAAACATGTGAGACTTTAATTGATTGTAGAATTGGTATGTCAAACAGAGATACTCAGCCATTCCAATTTGCTTGTCCTGTTTGTGAAGAGCGTATTACATTCGTATTTGGAACTAAAAATGATCACCTTACAGGTGCTATTGATATTCCTGAGTTTGATTCTCCTTTTACAGGTAAAAACCATTTCGTTGATCTTCATCTCGATTTTCCTGTTTATTTCGGAAAATATCAAAAAGGAATCACCACATTTTTCAGAGTGATCAGTGAAATAGGTCAAGATTCATATTTTCATTTAGCTGCTCGTCTTGAACTTTTGAATAACCTTCATCCAATGGAAAGAAACTTAGAGCGTATTATTACACAGTATAAACAAGGAAATATTAGTAACTTTGAAAAATCCTGTGCCCAAATACCTAATATAAAACTTAAATCTCATAAAAAAGAGGATATTTTGGCAGCGCTATACTCTGCAACATCAATTATGTCATCTCCATTTACACTTCATGAGGAAAATGAAAATTTAGCAATTAATTTCCCTAAAATATATATGTACTTACATGAAAACCATACTGAAAAAACCATCGATTTTATTAATGAAATAATTTCCAATAAATTTCTAATGAATCTTCATTACGATTGTTTAAGTTTATATCCAAAACTTATTAAATTTGATTTACCCTTACGAACAGCTTTTTTTTATGATTATATAAATGAAGATAAATATCGCCCTGTGCCAGTTCGCGTGTCTACTGCTGACTTTGACCTTTGTAATAACTATTACAAAGATTTAGCTGAGGTTTTTGCTCGTCAATTAACTTTAGTTGCTGGATTAAACAATCTGCTAAAACGTGCTGACCATAATGAATTTGAAGCATCTTTGAAAATGACAAAAAAACAAGGAATTAGAAAAGAACTTATTTCTTTAAATACATTTGCCGATATAGATTTAGGACAAAAAATAAAATTTATTGATGATTGTTTTTATTCCATAAATAAAGAGGCTATCGATAGCCGCCTTAGAAATGGAATTGCTCATTATAAATATGAGTATAAAGAGTCGACACAAAAAATCACCTATTACCCATCAAAGGAAGGTATGGAAAGAAATAAGTACGAAGAAATTTCTTTTATGGAATTTCTTCGTAAAACTTTATTATTATTTAGAGAGGTTCATAACTTGAACCATCTTATCAAAGCGACTTTTTTCTATGAAATACTTATTCTTAAAAAATTTAAATGACCAAATTAATCTCCAAACTAAACAGCTGGTAACCTCAGCTTATTTATAATATTACTTGAAATTGTAATACTATATACGACCTTTTATCATGTAAGGTAGATATTTAAGTCGAATCCACATATCAAAACATCTCCATCTGTTTCTCTCCCCGATGTGATCTAGGTAGCTCATCCATCGGGATTTCAAAGCCTTCTGGCAACTCTTGGGGGATTGTTTTTGTGAGATAAATTTCCACTGAGGTTATTGTCGTAAAAGAGCAGCCACACAGCAAATTTTGGCATTGGTGATAGCTTCTACGGGTTTCACTGCTCATGGATTTACTGGTTTTGGTATAAGTCACAGCGCCACACTTTGGACAATTGAACGCCATTTTATAACCTTGGGTTATGGGTATGCCTGCCGTTATTATAATCAATTATCCGTCGTTTTGCTCGTCATCCGTCATATCAATATCTTTGATTTTTATTTCCAGTTCCAAATGGGTGATAAACCCGTTCCCATCAATGGTGTGTGTTATTCGGCTAATCACCCACTGGTGACTATCAATAGTCGGTTTAAAGCCGGTTACCGTAACGGGCATTTCAGGGTATAAATCGGCTCGCCCCTCGGCTAAGGTGATATTAAACTCTGCCACACCCCTTTGTAATTTTGACCACTTAGCCGCGGCGGCACGTTTAGCGGATTGTTCGTTTTTAAAGGTTTGTCGCATCACAAAAACGTTACCCTCGGCGCCCTCGATGTAATCACCCTCTTTTTTACTAGATTTCTCTTTTTTGGGTTTTTGCTTGCGTTTAAGGTTGGTTTTCTTTTGTTTGCCGTAGTTCAAATCAAGCCAGTAAGCTTGTACACCGGTGTACGCTTGCCGGTCAGCTAACCGGAAATAATGCCTATCCCCACTTTCCCGCATGATGGTAATGACTGGCAATGGCTTGCCGCTTTGGGTGACTCCTTGATTAGGCACGATAAATAACAAACTGCCGTTTTTAATAGTGGCTATCGCGCCGAGCATTTCAGCCATCCGCGTTAAAAAGCTAATATCGCTTTCATTGGTCTGGTCGGCGTGGTCAATTTCAATGTGCATTAATTGCTTGCTGACGGCGGGTTTTAGGTTATAACGCCCCGCTATCGCGCTCACCACATCAGGCACTTTGATATCGTGCCAGCTGTATTCCCGTTTGACGTTAAAGTCTTGCCGAAAGTCCGCGCTACGGGCAGTTACCGTGATTTGGTCAGGTGGGCCTGAATGGCTAATTTCATCAACGGTATACATCCCTTTGTGTACCAAAGCTTCCCCCTGCCAACCAAGGGAAACGGAAATCTCAGCCCCTCGCGCCGGTAACGCAATTTTACCGTCGGTATCATCGATAGTGAGTTCTAAGGTATCAGCCTCAAAACCCCGATTATCCGTTAATGTTAATGACATAAGCCGGTCATTGACGCTCAAGAGCTGCACGCCACCGACCGTTAAATCAAATACAGGAACTTTGACTAAATTCCCCTCTGTCCAATCCGTAAAAGACATATTCACCACCTAGCCAATTCAATATGCCTAGATTGTCGTCGCGCGCGTAGGTGAGCAATCATCCGTGGTTCTCTTGTGCCTGTGAGAACCCTAAGTACATGATTTGTTATCAAACATCCCTGAGAATAAAGATAAATAGACATCAGGAGATAATAACGATGGCCGTATATCATCACGGTGTTGAAGTCCATGAAACAACCGACCTCAGCACCCTTATTCGAGATATCGACACTTCCGTGATTGGTATTGTCTGCACCGCAGAGGATGCCGACCCCGAGGCGTTCCCGCTCGATACCCCCGTATTAGTCACGCGCATTAAAACCGTACTCAGCAAAGCGGGTAAAACCGGTACGCTTTACACCACATTGAAAGCGATTGATGACCAATGCAGCCCAAAAGTAGTGGTTGTGCGCGTTGCCGAAGCAAAAGAAGGCAGCGAAAAAACCCAAGACCAATTAGTGATTGGCGGCACGGGTAACGATGGCCGCTATACCGGCCTTTATGCATTGCTAACCGCTGAAGCGAATATCGGTGAACGCCCGCGTATTTTGGCGGTACCGAAACTGGACACCAAACCGGTTGCCATGCAGCTTGCGATTTTTGCCGAGCAAATTAAAGCCTTTGCCTATATCAGTGCCAACGGCTGTAAAACTATCGCCGAAGCCAAGAAATACCGCGAGGATTTCAATCAGCGCGAAGTGATGATCATCTATCCTGAATTTATCGCGTACAACAAAGAAAGTGGCCAAAACGAAGTTATCCCCGCTACCGCTTACGCCATTGGTTTGCGTGCCAAGATTGATGCGGAACAAGGCTGGCATAAGTCGATTTCTAACGTGCCGGTTAATGGTGTTTTGGGTATTAGCGCGGATATTTATTGGACGTTACAAGGTAAAGACACCGACGCCAACGATTTAAACAGTCACCAAATCACCACGCTGATTAAGCGCGATGGGTACCGCATTTGGGGTAATCGCACCGGCGATAAAGAAACCTATACCTTTGAAGTGTATACCCGCACCGCGCAAATCTTGGCTGAAATGATCGCCGAGGCGCATTTTAGCTACATCGACAAAACACTCACGCCCTCATTGGTGAAAGATATTGTTGATGGGATCAACCGCAAAGGCGCACAACTCGTCACGCAAGGCCGTTTATTAGGGTTTCAGTGTTGGTATGACCCATCGGATAACCCGAAAGAAAATTTACGCGATGGTAAGGCGCACATTCGCTACAAGTACACCCCCGTACCGCCACTGGAAAACCTGTCTTTAACGCAGGAATTCACTGACGAGTATTTCGCTGTTTTTGACCAACTGGGCTAAGGAAATTGAATTATGGGTATGCCTAAAAAACTTTTTATGTTTGACCTGTTTATTGATGGCCAAACCTACCTTGGACAAGTAGAAGAAGTCACCCCGCCAAAGCTGTCATTAAAAACAGAGGATTATCAAGGTGCCGGTATGGTGGGCTCTGTGGCTGTCATGATGGGCTTTGATTCTGGCGCATTAGATATGGATGCCTCTATGGGGGGCTTAATGTCTGAATTGCTGGAAAGTTGGGGCGCCACCATTGACGGTAAGCAATTCCGCTTTGCGGGTTCTTACTACAATGATTCAACCGGTGAATCCGTTCCGTGTGAAATTCAAACTCGTGGGCGTTTTACCGAATTGGATTTCGGCAGTGCGAAAGCCGGCGATAACACGCAACACAAATACACCATCAAAAATACGTACTGCAAAATCACCATCAATAACAAAGAAACGTTTGAAGTGGATTTGCTCAATATGGTGTGGAAAGTCAACGGCAAAGACATGTTAGAAAAACACCGCGCCAATATTGGCCACTAACTTTTAAGAGGAAGATTTACTATGGCTGAAGTTATTCAATTCGACGCACCCATCAAATTAGAGTCAGGGCAAGAAGTCACTGAAATCACCATCACCGACACCATGAAACAAGTCGGTGCCTTACGTGGCTTAAAACTGTATGACGTGATGACCTCTGATGTGGATTCACTGATTAAGTTGCTGCCGCGAGTCACTTCACCCCGTATGACCGAGCGCGACGTTTCGTTGCTGCCTATCCCTGCATTTAATGCACTCGCTACCGGTATTGCCAATTTTTTAGTACCGAACTCCCCGCAAGAGATGACAGACAGCGCGGACGAGTAATAGAGTGCCCGAACATTGAAACGGATGAGTTAATCGCTGATATCGCCACCGTTTTTCACTGGGCGCCGTCTGAATATGACGCCATGACGGTTGGCGAAATCCTGTTATGGCATAAACGCGCAGCCGCCAGAACAGGAAATGGATCATGAGTGACCGCAATTTAAATATCAAAGTATCGTTAAGTGCTGCGAATAAGTTGTCATCCCCTGTCAGTGCTGCACAGCGCAGCGCGGCAGGGTTAGCGACCCAAATCAAAGCTACACACGCCTCTATCCGTAATTTACAAAGCCAATCGAAAACGTTTGAACGGCTTTCTAATTCTGTTAATAAAAACTCACAAGCCTACGAAACAGCTAAAAATAAAGTTAAGGCGTTACGTGACCAATACCCACCACTGACCCAGCAAACCGAAGAACAAAAGAAAGCCTTAGCCGCTGCACGGTTAGAGCGTGACCGCTACGGCCGCACACTCGACAAAGAAAAACAAAAACTCAATACGGTGACGGCCACATTATACCGCCACGGCATATCCGCACGACAAAGCGGTGATGCAACGGCGCAAGTCACCCGACGCACAGAAATCTATAACCGGCAGTTAGACGAACAACGCCGACGGCTTAATGCGGTCACACGGGCACAAGGCCAATACGCCAAATCGAAAGAACTCCGTAATAAGTTAGCCACTGGCGGTGCAATTGCTACCGCAGGCGGCGCGGGTGCGCTGTATGCCGGTGCGCGGATCACGGCTCCTGGTCGAGACTTTGACGAGGGTATGTCAACCGTTCAAGCCCTCACCCGATTAGATAAAAACTCACCACAATTAGCCATGCTACGTCAGCAAGCACGCGAACTGGGTGCCAGTACGGCTTATACCTCCACTGACGTGGCGGCTGGCCAAAAGTTTTTGGCGATGGCAGGTTTTACACCGGACGCCATTAAGGCGGCATTAGGTGGCGTACTAAACATGGGCTTAGCCGGTGATATGGATCTCGGTGAGGCTTCCGATATTGGTTCAAACGTTCTGACGCAATTTCAATTGAAAGCGGAAGAAATGAACCGCGTTTCCGACGTGCTCACGGCCACCTTTACCCGAAGTAATACCGATTTACGCCAACTCGGTGAAACCATGACGTATGCAGGCCCGATTGCTGCACAGCTTGGCGTCAGCCTTGAAAGCATGGCGGCAATGGCGGGAACCATGGCAGATAATGGTATTCGGGGCAGTATGGCCGGTACGTCACTGCGCGCCGGCTTATCCCGTATGGTTGCCCCTGTCGGCAAAGGCCAAGCCGCCCTTGATAAACTGGGAGTGAGTGTTAAAGACGCTAGCGGCAAACTCCGTGACGCCGACGAAATCTTAAAAGACGTTGGCAAAAGCATGCGTAAGTTTGACCAAGCCAGCCAGATTCGCATGAAAAAAGACATTTTCGGCGAAGAAGCGATGGTCGGTATGGGTGCCGTCATTGATGCCGTAATGAATGGGCGCTATGACGCACTGAAAACAGCCAATATTGGCGCTGAGGGTGAAGCCGATAAAAATGCCAAGGTTAAAATTGATAACTTAAAAGGTGACCTGAAACAGTTGCAATCCGCATGGGAAGATCTCGGCATTGAAATTCAAGAAAATGTCGATTCCCCTTTACGCCGTGTCACTCAATCATTGACTGGTTTTATTGGCAAAGTTGGCCAGTGGATGAAAGAACACCCAAAAATGACGCAAGCCCTTGCTGTTGGTGCAATAGCAATTGCCACCTTAGTCACTGCCCTCGGCGCATTAGCCCTTGCCGCTGCCGCGGTTATTGTGCCGTTTGCCGCTATGCGACTCAGTATATTTATGCTCACTGGGGGGCGTGGTATTGGGGGGCTGATCCCTAAAATCGGCTCATTATCATTTGGTCTAACCGGTTTAATCCCGAATATTGGTAAAACAGGCCGCAGCGTACGTGATTGGCTCCCCATTTTTGGTAATGTTCGAGGGGCAATAGGCAGGTTAACATCAAGTGTATTGGCGCTTGGTCGAACGGGCTTTACGAGTATTTTAGCGGGTGCAACCTCGGCAGGTGGCGCACTCTCATTATTATTCACCAATCCATTAGGGGCATTAACCGCCCTAAGCGCTGGAATTAAAGGATTGGCTACCGCGGGATTTGGTAGCTTAATGACGGCCGGCAGTAGTGCTATTGGCATGATTGGCAGTGGACTTTCTTTGTTATTGAGCCCTGTTGGTTTAGTGGTTGCGGCCATCGTGGCAGCTGGCGTACTAATTTATAAGTATTGGGAACCGATTAAAGCGTTTTTCGGTGGCTTTTGGGATGGCTTCACATCAGCGCTTGCGCCTATAGGTGCGGCATTTAGTGCTACTTTTGCTCCATTCGCCCCGATATTCGACAGCATTTCAAATTCAGTTAGCAAGGTGTGGAATTGGTTTAAAGAATTATTGTCTCCCGTCCAGCTATCCGCGGAAGAATTGAAATCGTGTACCGAAGCCGGTCAAGTGTTCGGCGAGGTAGTGGGTAAAGCCATCAGCGCCCTATTCTGGCCAATTCAACAAGTCGCCAAAGGTCTTGGCTGGATACTTGAAAAACTCGGTGTTATCCCCTCTGCTGCGGAAGCTGCTGCCGATGCAGCGCGTGCCATGGGGGTTGACCCGAATGAAAAGGATCCGTTCAAAGTACTAAATTCAGTTTCCGCTTACGCAGGGAAAACCGCCCAAGCCAACGAGCAGGCACAAAAACAACAAGCTGAGGCAACCAGTAAAATCACCAGTAGCGTCACTGTTGCGGGTAAGCAGCTTGAAAAAAGTAGCGAATTACAGAAAAAAGCCAATGACGTTAACCCGTTAGAAAATGCAGAAAAATACGGTACCTTGGTATATGACGGCGCAGAGAAAAAAAGCAAGCAAAAAGGCAGTAAATCCGCGTTAAGTGACGCCGCGGAGAGTGTCGATAGAAATAAACTCGGCGATATTGTATTCAAGAACTTTCCAGCCGTAACGGCCGTTGATGGGTTATATCAAGAGCCCCGCATTGCTGCGAGAAAAACCTCATTATTTCCCCAGTTCAATGATTCACTCATTAATACCTTAGCCCCTATTCAGCCCAAATTAAATGCGGTACCGGTGGCCGTATCACCGACACGGCCAGAGCGCCAAATTATGCAGCCGGAATACAATACCTTTGAGTTGAATTTTTACGGTGTTGATATGAGCAATAAAAAAGAAATTGCCGACATTGTGAAACAGCAATTAACCACCTTGTTACGTGAGCGTGATAGCCGCCGCCGTTCCAGCTTAAAAGATCAGGATTAATATTATGATGATGATTTATGGCATGTTTGTGTTTGAACTCCGCACCGCGCCTTATCAAACCTTTAACCATTCCCTTGACTGGCGCCATGTGAAAAATGACCGTGTTGGCCGCAGTGCCAAATGGCAGTATGTGGGCGCTGGTGAAGATAAAATCACGCTTGCCGGCACGCTTTACCCCGAGATCACTGGCGGTGATGTGTCGTTAGAGTTGCTAAAAACCTCGGCTTATGCAGCACGACCTATGCCACTAATAGAGGGCACAGGCACGATTTACGGTATGTATGTGATCACCAATTTAGTGACCGATAGAACGGAGTTTTTTACCGATGGTAAGGCGAAGAAAATAGATTTTACGTTGTCGTTGAGTCGGGTAAATGAGGATGTGAGAGAAAGGTTAGCGAATATTACGATGAATGATTTACTCGGCACATTTTGATTGAAGCCCCAAATTTGGGGCTTTTTGTACGTTACTCTGGCTTTTGCAGCCAATCGATATTTGGTGCGGTTGAAGTATCGACGCGGTTTAACAAGACTCGGTATTTTTTCCACGCTTGCAGTGCGGTCGCTTCCTCTTCTGTTGCTAGTCCAACGTCAACGGCTTCCTGTAAATACATGATCGTACTGTTGGCTTCACTTAATCGCAGGGCTTTTTCATTGTCAGCTTCAGCAATTAGCGCCGCTTTTTGCGCTTCCGTGTCAGTGATCCACTTTTTACCATTCCATTTGTCAAACTCAGTTTTTGGCTCTAAAAGTGTGAGTGTATCCGGCAAATCGCCGATAAAATCAATCTCAATTGGCTGTCGATTTTCTGTGTTGTACGCTGTTTTCCCGCGATGGTCTGTAGTGTGAAGCCATGATTTTTCATCAGCACTTCGAACTATGGCAATGTCGTCTTTTTCAGGTAATTGCGGCGCATCTAAATAAGCACCCGCAGGTAAGCCGCCACCGCTTGTAATATGTTCCATTGTCGCGCCGATATATTCACGTGTTGCTTCATTGGTATAGTACGTTTTTACCCAGCCTGTTGTTGATACATAGCCATCTTGGCCAATTTCACCTTGAGTAATTTCTAAATTATATTTGTTCATTATGCTGCTCTCACGATATATAAAAATGCGATGTTACGCGGGCGAGATTCCTTGCCGCCTGATTTTTCAGTTGTATATGTGGCATTACCAACATTTACAGCGAGTGTTCGAATTGATGCCTGATCATTACTGCCGTTACCGTTCCCGTTTTTTAAAACGATGGAATGAGTATGTTCTTTGTTCTCATCACTTTGCGCAGATAGAACAGTACGACCACTATCAATATTTCTGCCAGCATCAAGCCCGCGAATAAATTCACCGCGCAAATCAGGTAATTGTCCTGAAGGATAGGCTTTTGTTAAGAGTGGATATGCCGTTTTATTGAACCATTGACCATTACAGATTAGATACCCTGAAGGTGCTGTAGCTTGAGGCCATGGAATTGGAGCACCTACCGGATAATCACTCAATTCATCTGGATAAGATGTTCTTTTTACACATCCGTTTCGGTCAATAACAGTATTCGCCGTTGAATAAAGCATTGATATTGTTGAAAAGGCTCCAGCAGTTAAAGTTCTAAATGATAAATTCATGTTTCCAGTGGTTCTTCCAATCTGAAAACCGTAATTTCCATCTCTAACATTGACAATATGAGCAGAACCATTATTGCCCCAAGGATTACCAGTACCTCCCGGCATGGCATAGAATCCAGTCCCTAAAGTTGTAGATGTAAAGTTTGTCGAAGATTGGGGAAGACTAATTCCTATACCATAATCACCAACTTGCATTAATCGAGTAGTCTGGTTACTTTCAGCTCTGGGTATTTCTACACGGCCGTACCAATAATCACCTATTTTATACTGAAAGTATGCATAGCCATTTTGTTGAGCATCAGGAGCAGGATATAAATAAATAGTTGAATTTGTTGATTTCCTAACCACTCCTAATGATACTGCTGTCACATTTCCATCAACGGAACCTCCTGCTTTATCAAATTTTAATCCAAGTCCGTTATTGAGTGCTGCATTAGTTGCGTAGTCACCCGCCGGTTGATAATTACCAGCCGGTGCATAATTGCCCTTGGGTTGAAACCGAGTATCAGACTCATTTTTATCGTATGCACCAACATCACTGGCAGTTAAATTGATATCCGCACTCAACGGCTTATTGTTAACTTTGCGAGTACTGGGAACGCGGTTGTTCGCGTTGTTATTCGCATTCGTCGCGTTAGTGTTTGCGGTATTTGCGGTAGTTTGTGCATTAGCTGCACGTTGATTAATTTCTGTTGCTAATTTAGGCGTAATAGCTTTTGTATTGTCTGCACTCAATGTATCTGCAAGCTGCACAAAACCTTTAGCTGTTGTACTTGCGTCAGGATGTTTGCGGCCTTTTTCGTGCTCTTCAATGCCCTTTTTTACTGAACTATCAACAAATTCACGAGTCGCAAGTACCACAGACGGATCAATTTTTAAGGTCACTGATTCGGTATGACTAACAATCAACACCATACGAATTGACTGTGTGCGGCCTGAGCCTTCAACTAATTGTGGCTTGTAGGTTTCAGGGCAATTCGCTACTGCAATTAAATTACCAGCTTTATCAAACAACCCAATCTCACGTATCCACCAACCGCCATCTTTTTCAGGGATGATTTGCTCTGCAACAATTTGATTTTTATTATTGTCATCAATGAATAGTGTATTAATCGCCGCGCGGCGCTTCTCGGCGATCAGTTTTGTTTGATTCGTGTCGGGTGTTGGTAATTTGCCGCCACCGTCACCCACGGCCATGTGGGTTAACTCAATTTTTGTGCCTAAAGCGGTTGCCTGAGCCAGTAAGTTCTCACCTAATTTAGTGAGCAGAGCAAAGTATTTCATTGTGGATTAATCCTCATTTCATCAATTAAGTGAATAGCTGCGCCTTGAACATTAAGGCCAGAAATAGAAATTAAAGGCGGCGTATAAGCGTAAACAGTCAGTGTGTCACCGGTGTAACTGGATGCCCCGCAATAAAACTCACCGCGAGTTTCAAGTTGTATGGCCAAACCAACTAAATGACGACTGACAGGCTTTGCGTCAAAAATAAGTGCTTCAAGCTCTTGATACATTTCCTCAGTAATACCGGTTTCCAGTACACCAATATCAAGGCGAAACGTGCCGGCGGTTTCGTTGCTTTTCCACCACTCAATCACCCTAATCAAATAACCCAACGGCTCAACCACACGACGCAATGCACCTATCGTGCCTTTGTGTTTATGAATGAACATCGCAGCCTTAACCGCATCGCGCTTGGCTTTTTCTGACCAGTCTTTATCCCATCTATCAACGCTAAATGCCCACGCTAGATAAGGCAGTAAATGCACAGGGCATAAATCAGGGTTCCACAGCTCACGAATGGGAATAGGCACGCGCTCAATCTGTGCCAGTGATTCAGCCGCTGCGATCTCTAACTGTGATGAACCGACAGGCAATAACCGGCTATTCATCCGAGCCCCCTAGTGCCACGTTAATTTGTGTGCAGAAACTCGCCTGTGTTTTATCTAACTTGATATCTGCAACCGGCCTTTTCAGTTCGACACGTTGCACGCCTTGCACATGTAGCGCGGCATAAATGGCACTGAGAACAATATCACGGCCTAACCTGTGTTGCTGTGTTGCATAGCGTTTCACTTGCTCCTCTGCCGCAGCCATAATCGGTTCGTATTCAGGGGAGGGATAACAGTAAATCACCGCGTCGATTTCATAATTGATAATCTTGGCTGATTGAACGGTCACACGGTCAGCAACCGGCCTAACGTCCTCATCGTTTAACGCAATATCGACTTTCTCAATTAAATCCGCCGGTGCGCTGCCATTCCCCTCACGGGATAAAACCGTAACGGTGACATGAGCCGGTAATGGGCTAATGACAGAAGCGTCAGAAACCCGACCATCAGCGCTACGAGCATGATATTCATAACTGCCTATCGGGCCAGCTACGCTTAACGCTTCGAAAGCGGCCGGTATACGCATGCGTAAATTGGAATCCGACTCATACACCGGCGCAATCGGTGGAATAGCGTTTTCATCACCAGCGGACAACATCAGGCGCTTCACGTTATTATTGGCCGCGAGTTGGTCAAGGTCGGCACCGGTGGCAAAGGCCACCATACTTGCGCGGGCGGCTTCATTGATGCGCTGACGTAAAATTAATTCTCTATAACAGTTTTCTTGCAGTAATTTGGTGAGCGGCTCGGATTCTAATTCCAATGTACGGGCGATGGCTTCCCGCTGTTCTTCTGGCATCGCACCAATTAACGCGGCTTTGCGCTCAGCAAATAGCACTTCATAGTCTAATAGTTCGACCACATCCGGTGCCGGCAATAAACTTAAATCAATACTGGCTGCCATACTGTTACCTCACAGGAATAGAAATCGAAATCGGTTCACCCGTTTGCATGATCACACCGGATAAACTCACGCCCATTTCGCCAACATCAGAACGAATATAATCAATAGTTTGCAGCCTAACGCGTGGCTCCCATTGCATTAACGCCATATAACACGCACTCATAATTTTGAGTCTCAGCGCAGGATTTTGTGGCTGGTCAATCAAGTCATACAACAGTGAGCCGTATTGCCGGCGCATCACCCGCGAACCAATCGGCGTTCGCAAAATATCAGCGATACTTTGGCGAATATGCTCACTGTCAGTCAGCCCATGACCAGTTTTCGCATTCATACCGTAATATTTCATTGGGGTTCCCCTGTAGATTCACCACCCGAACGAACACCTCCATGCGTATGCGTATGTACCGTGACCCCATTCGATTTAATGTAGCCACCGTTATGATCAAAATTACCGGTCATCTTTCCACCCTCTTTCACATTCAGCGTGGCTGTTGTCAGATTTTTAGTGCAAGTGACTTGAGGTGTATCTAGCAAAATCTCAACAGAGGCCTTACAGATCACTTTCTTAGTTGAAACGCTTATCTCATCAGCCGCTTCAATCACCGCTTTTTTAATACCGACGGCCTTTAATGTTCCGTTTTCTGGCTCATATTCAATCACTGCACCATCGGGAAAAGTGTGGTGTAATGCATTGGCTGAATGTGTCGGCGCAGGGTTCGTATTGCTATACAGTGATCCCAAAACAAAACCGGTTGTTAGCTCACCGCCTATCGCCCCAATCAACACTTGCTCCCCCACCGTTGGCGCCCAATAGCTACGAGATTCGCCGGCGCGATGCACTAGCCATCTAATCCAGTCCGTAACTAACTCCCCAACCTGAACGCGGCAACAGTCATTGTCTAAATCCACCTCGGTGACCACACCTTGGCGAAAAAGGTTACTGAGTAAGCGGTATAGTTCTTGTAAACTCATAGCTGCCCCACTAAGTCGAGATAAATCATTTCCAATAAACCGAGGCGCTCATGCTCTGACAGCCCCAATAATTCACGTTTGGGATAGCGTGCCCGCGCCAGTTCATTTACAGCCCCCTCAAGCCCATATTGATGTTCTCTGGCAATCGCCGCGGCTTTGCCTTGAAATCCCACTATCGCGCTATCTTGCGTATTGCGTGCATGAAGAAAACGCGCCGCCCTAAGCCGCCTGAACATCGGCACGTTACGTTTTGTACTGCGCTTGACCGAGGAAAAATTAATATCTAAAAAACGGATAATATCTTGGCGATAAAAGGTTCTCACCGCGCCTCTATCTTCATCAAAACCTGTAATGGTTTTACCGCGTCGGCCTTTTGACCCTTGCCAATTTCGCAGGGTGCGAACATCACCACGGTGAATAAATCGGATTTGCTGCTGTGCGCGTAACACTTTGCGCTTACGGGGTTCATAGGCCGAGCCGTCCGCATTTTTTTGGCTGCGAATGCGCTTTTGTTGGTCAGCACGAATTGCCCGCGCTAATTTGCCCGTCAGTTTTCGCCGATAAGCTTGCGAGGTTGTCGATAACAAGCCATTAAGCTCATTTTCAAGTTGCATAAACAGGCTGTTATCACTCATGAACCATCACCCCCTCATCGATCACGATATCCCATGCAGGTAAGGCAATTTCAGGCTCGGAAATATGCTCTTGCACAATTTTTCCATTCACTTTTTTAACAATCACGCGCTCGGTGGCCTTGATGGTATACAGCACGTCGATTTTTTCATTGTCGAGAATGTCGGCCTTATAGCGAATGCCATTCGCCCGTTTATCAGGGTTAAATAACAAATCTGGCTGATGTTTTCGGGCAAAAGTCAGTATGGCCAATGACAATGCGCTCAATTCGCCAGCGTAATCCATGGCCAACACCTGAATTTGGTACTCATTCAAGTAAGATGCGGATTGTGTACCGGTGGCCTGTATACCACCCTCAGTGATATAGACCTCTAATAAATCAGGGTTTTGTTTAAACTGGGGTATCTGCTCAACAATAGTTTGTCGTAATAGATTTGGCTTTAACATTATCTCCCCCGAGTGTCATAGAGTGCTTTTTGGCAACGCATTTCAATGCGTTCTTGTAGTGGTGTCGTGGCGCATTTGGGTTCTTGCAGTAACACCACACCGCGAAGCAAAACCACGGTTAACAGAAGAATAAACACGATAAACATCAAGATATTGAATAATATTTTCATTTCGCCCCCTTGCACTGGTCTACCACGTCACGGATATAGCCCTGTAAATAACTTATTTTGGCTCTGTCTTGTTTAATTCCGGTTCGGATATCGTGAACAATAAGTCCACCTTTTCGAGTGAGTCCGACGGTGGCAGCATCGCCCACGCTGCCGGCGCGGGCAGTGTGATTGATGGTGAGCTCACAGGTTGCAAGATCGGCGCTGGCGAACTGCACCCGACGGCGCTCAGTAAGCAAATCATCACGTAAACGTTGAGATTCATTTTGTTCATCTAACAACCTCTGGTTATAGGTCACATCAAGCTGATGTAAGGTATCTTGTGCCTTTTTTAACTGGGCGAGTTTTTCGTTTGCATCCATAAAGGCTTGCGCGCTTATCGCACTGAGCGCCATTTGGTGCCCTAGTTCGCTCACACTTAACTTGGCTTTGAAGTCCAAACGCGCAATCCCAAACACCGCACCACCGCTAACTAATGCCGCAATACAAGCAACCGCTAAATATCCCCCAAAAACCTGACGATAATTCACCATTACCGCCCCCATTCGCCGCACAGTAATTCGGCCTCTTGGTCACGGCGGATCACTTGGCCATAACAGCCGTTTTGCTGGCCTTTGGTTTGCCGACAATCTTTACCACCATCCCGTGTCCATTTAGGTAGCTCCGCACAGGCGCCCTTGATATCTCCGGCATTTAATTTGCGATAGAACGTGGATGAAAAACATTTAGATGGTCCTATGTTGTAAGGGCAAAATGATGCAATACCGGCGATTTGTGGCTCAGTCAGCGGCACATGCACATGGCGTTTAACCCATGCAATCGCTTTATCAGCTTCAATCTGATTTAGCCGGTCACATTCCGCTGGGGATAATTGGGTACCCATTCTTACCGGCTTACCGTCAATACGTGTTACACCACGACAAATAGTGACCACGCCGCCCCCGTCACGATACTCCTTGAGCGAATTCCCCTCTTTTTCATTCAAAAAACCAGAAAGGATCGCGCCGCCACTGGCACCTGAAATAATCAACGCAATAACAGCCTGACTTAATCGTGATTTGGTGTTCATTTCATAAATCCTTTGGTGATTGCTCGGTCACTTTCACAATGTTTTCAATATCGCGCTCACTGATGGGGTGACGAGAGAAATAACGTTCTAATATGCGTGTGCGTTTCATTTGCTCACGGCGGTTTAACCGGTAGGTCATTACGCCCAATGAAACACTGGCAATTAACCCAGTTAAAAAACCCCACTCATACACGGAGAAATCACCAAAAAACCCTAAAATTCCCGACCCACTGAACAAACCGCCAAATCCAGAAAGTGCGTAAGTTAGGCGGCTCCACCAATCATTCATGCTATTAATCCTGTTTTGTTAATCCCAAAGTTGGATCATGTCTTGTTTTGCCACCGGTGCGAGTTCGGGTAATTCCACCCATTGCCCCGCAGCTAGCTGTATGCCGCCCTCAACCAAATTCGGATTGGCCTGTAATACTTGCTCAACGATGCCCTGAGTGCGCCCGTAATGCCGCCAACACAACAGGTCAACGGTGTCACCTTGTAGCGCTTGCACTTTCATTAGACGAGCTCCGCAAACATGCGTAACTTACCGAGAATATCCCGCACGGCGTTTTGGCCATCGCGGCGCAGATCATCAATTTGCGTGCTCAAGGCTTGAGCGTGTTTTTCACCCTCGCGTGTGGTGTCAATATCGCGGTAGTTTTCAATCAATAAGGCCTTGGTAAAGCTATACACCGCATGGTGATAACGAAAAACAACGGCCGTGGTGTCGTTAATCTTCGGTGATGGCACTTCCGATAATTGGGTAAAGCCCTTGGCGTTCTGTACCTGCTGCCATTCATCTAATAGCTGATTGACATACAACACCGCTTCAGTGGCCATATGCTTTAAACGGCTTGTGGTGACGTTTCCCGTTAAGCGCATGGATTGGCGTAACTGGTCTAAGCCAATGTCTGGCCAAAATTTACCTGACGTGATTTTTTCATCACCATCACTGATGCTTTCGTCTTGCACGCTATGAATTTGTTTTGATGCCACTAAGCCCATGATTACCCCTTTGAAAAAACGGAGGTGGACAGCGACAATACAGAGGGTTAACCCTTTATTATTGCTGTGCCTCCGTGGCACGCGGGTGCAACTCGGTTAATGCTATTTTTTAGGCGTATCGTCTTCTTGCTTACGCACTGCCCGTAATAGCTGTTCAATCTCTTTTTTCACGCCAATATCTTTGTCAATAAGAATGGCTTTTTGTAGGTATTCAAGGGCTAAGGCTTGCTGCTTATCGTCATTTTTGAGTGTTAAACCAATGACTTTGTACAACTTGGCACGCGCCCCATCAGGCATATCTGATTGCGCTGTAATACGCTCTAAACTCAGCAAATCATCAAGTGACGCTGTCACTTCATCTTCTTTGCCGCTTGCTTTCACGGCTAATGACCAGTCGCAGATTTCATCAACTAAAACAGTCGCTAAGGTGCGGTTATAGTTATCGGGCAACGGCAGATTAAATTGGATAGCATATTCGGCCATGTGTAAGGCTTCTGTGTATAAACCTGCGTCGATATGCCACACCAAAGTGCGAGTAAAGACCTCATCAGCCACACCGCTCTGGCTTTCCAACACGCCCTCAATCCAACCGCGATAATTAGGTAAAACCTTGCGCTTATACGCTGCTTTGCGGTGATTGCCTTGGATATTGCTTAATTGCGCTTGGTCAGCACGTAAACGGTGTAAAATATTTTCATAAGCGGTCATATCTGCCCGTGACATTTCGGCAGATAAACCACCACGGCGCGATGCCATCACTTTTTGCCAGTGCTGCTGTGCCGGTGTTAAATGTTCCATTTTCATTCCCCAATGTTGGCTTAATTTTCTTTGTTTTCGGCGTAGTTGATGCCTTCAATCAGGCAAGATAGGCCGTAATCTTCAATCACATAGCCCTCATTGCCCGACGAATAAGTCGCTACGCGGTTATATTCCGGCTCATCTTTGATCACTCGGCGATATTTACCTTTCTGCCAGTACACCGACAGGTTTTTAAAGGTCGTTATCAAGGTTGCGCCATCGGGGAAAAACGGTACTTGTAAGGTCGGTAAGTTACCCATTGAACTCAATTTCAACAGTTCATTACCCGCAAGCATTTCCATGTTTGGATTTTGCTCACTGTGTTGGTTCATGATTTTGAAGTTTTTATCGGTATAGAGCTGATAACCGGTGATCGCCACTAAGCCCTGCGCACGGCGGTGCCACGGGTCTAACAGTGAATTCACTGCATCGAATACCATCGCATCTACGTTGGCATACATCCCTTTGGCAATGATTTTCCCGCTTTCATCACGGCTGGTTAATGTGACATCTTTCATCACGCGTTGTGGCGCCGCATTACGGATTTTTTGCAGCCAACCGATATTGACGTCTTGTAACAATGGATTTTCGGCTTTATTGGACTTTTTCACCCGTTTTACACCATTGAATCCAATCATTAAGCGGTCATTGGCTTCTTGCTGTGCGATCAGTTGGCTGATCATCGGTTGAAATTCAGGGTGCCCCGCCCATGCGTCTAACCATGAATACGGGATAAACGTATCCCAATTGGTTTTCTCACAACGATAATCGTCGCTGTTTTCCTCATTGACTTGCTCAGGCTGACGGCGCTCGGTCGTTGAATCATTTGTACCGGCAATCGGTCCATTGACAGAACCAAAGACCTTTTGCCCCTCCTGATCCGTCACCCCAAATGAGTTGATTTGTTTTAAAAATGGGCTGTTTTCCATTTTTGCTTTTTCTAAACGCTGCTGCACCGCAGGGTCAACGCTAAAATTTAATGACGAACCCTCACGACGTACCCCATTTAAGCGGGCTTGCTGGTCAAGCCATGAGAGATAATTCGCCAGTGATTCATTACTGATACCCATAGTAAAAACCTTTTATTGATTAAAATTGAATAAAGTAAAATGCAGCTTAATACTCAGCCAACTTAGTCGAACCACCGGTGACTTGAGGGCGTGACTCCACTGAACCATCAGTCACTGCAAGTTGCTGCTTTAAGGCGTTAAAATCATTGGTTAGCTGTGATAACGCTCGTTTTTGCGCTTCGTTTTCAGTTAGCAAGGTGCCGCATTGCTGTGCGGTCAACTCAATGGCTGTTTTTAGGTTGGTGGTTTCTTCTGAGTTGTGATTACGTTCAAGCCCTAACCACTGTTTCACCGTCGATAAAAACTTTTTACTTGCTTCCTTTTCCTCTTGGTGTTCGGTGTGTTGCTCACTTAACAAATGGCACTGCGTTTCTAATGAAGCGGTAAAGTAATTGCCGCTATCCGGTAAGCCGCGAGAGACCGCGCTTAGTTCAATAGGACGAGAGCCAATCGCCGCTGGGTAATCAGTCAACGCTACCCCTGTTAAATAGGCGCGTTTGGTTTGTGGGAATGAGGGATAATATTCGATACTGGAAAAAATCTTTTGGCCTGACTTGTTCAGATTAACAATGTATTCATCTTTTAAATCATCAATATCAATAGTGACTTCAAGCCCTAATTTGCCTTTTAGTTCACCTTCAGTTAATTCAACGGTATTCACCGCTGAAATCATGCTATAGCTGCGAAATTGGCTATCTGGAAACAGACTTTTAATGTGATCCAAATTTACACGGCCACAATAAAATTTTGGGTCGTAATCTTTCGCCATCTGCTCGATATGTTCACGCTCAACGGGAAAACCGTTTAGCGTCATCCCCTCTGCACAAGCAATCAGCTTTATCTGGCGCGTGTTTTTACCTTGCGACATAAATCAATCTCCATTTCTGACGTAACTGTCATTTCGATGCTGCCGTTTCAATAACAGCACTATCTCAATCATCTTCTTTTTACTCAAAGGGTTACGGTTCTCACAGCGCTATGAGAACCCATATTCATAGAGGGTTACGCGCGGGCGTGACAAAGTGACAGCATGATGAAAACAGACATTGACCCACGACAAGAAGCCAAAGAACTTTATTGGCAGGCTTACAGCGTTTCGCAGATTGCAAAGCGGCTGGGCTTAAGCATTCACACCATTTATTCATGGCGACGACGTGATAAATGGGATGAGGCATCCCCTATTCACCGTGTCACCGACCAAATACATGTAAAAGTGCTGCGTATCATGGCAAAAGACACGATGACCGCCCATGACTTTAAAACGGTGGATTTCTTTAACCGCCAGTTAGACCGCTTTGAGCGTTTGGAAATGAAGAAACAAGCGGCAGGAACAAGTAAAGTTAAGGCACAAAAGAATCACTTTACCCCTGAGCAAATCGAACAGCTTAAAAACCTAGTGCTGGATAGCTTATTTGAGTATCAGCGCCAATGGTGGGATGAACGCACGCAGCGAAACCGCTTTATTCTTAAATCACGCCAAATTGGAGCTACGTGGTACTTTGCCCGCGAAGCTTTATTGACTGCATTGGAAACCGGTAACAACCAAATATTTCTATCAGCCAGCCGCGCACAGGCCTTTCAATTCAAACGTTTTATTCAATTATTGGCTCGCCAAGTGGGCGTCGAGCTCAAAGGCGGTGATGAGATTATGTTATCTAACGGCGCGATCCTGTTTTTCTTGGGTACCGCAGCCGCGACAGCGCAATCCTATACCGGTGACCTCTATTTTGATGAGGTGTTCTGGGTATCGCGTTTCTTGGAGTTACGGAAAGTCGCCTCAGCGATGGCCACACAAACGGGATTACGCCGAACCTACTTTTCCACGCCATCCAGTGAAGATCACGAAGCCTACGAGTTTTGGACGGGGGATTTTTATAACAAAGGCAAGCCGGAGAAAGAACGCAAAATCATTGAGCTATCCCACAAGGTATTAAAGCTTGGCCATTACTGCGCTGATAGTATGTGGCGGCAAATCGTAAATATCCATGATGCCATCGCGCGCGGGCTGAACCGTGTTAATTTGGAAGAAATCAAAGACGAAAACCCGCCCGACGACTTTCGTAATTTATATGAGTGTGAGTTCGTTAAAACGGGTGAACGGGCGTTTAGTTATGATTCCTTAATCAATTGTGGCGTAGATGGCTATAACAGTGATGTTTGGCCCGACTGGAAACCTTACGCCCCTCGCCCACTGGGTAATCGCCCAGTTTGGGTAGGCGCAGACCCAACCGGTACCGGTGATAATGGCGATGGCTTGGGGTTAGTGGTTGCATCACCACCGGCAGTCAGTGGCGGGAAATTCCGCATCATTGAAACTATCCAGTTACGCGGGATGGCCTTTGAAAAACAAGCCGAAGAAATCAAACGCATTACTCAGCGTTATAACGTGCAATCTATCACCATTGATGGCACTGGGGGTACTGGTGCCGCCGTGCACGAGCTGGTCGTTAAATTCTTTCCTGCCGCCAATTTACTCAACTATTCGGCTCCTATCAAACGCATGATGATCATGAAAATGCTCATGCTTATTCGTAATGGCCGTTTTGAATACGACGCAGGGTTACATAAGCCCCTTATCACCTCTTTTATGACCATCAAGAAAGTGCAAGCCCCAAGCGGGATTATCACCTATGAGTCAAGTCGTGTTCGCGGCTTAGACCATGGCGATTTAGCGTGGGCGGCAATGAACATTTTTTCTAACGAAGCGATATCCAGTGAAACTGGCGGCGCTGGCGCACAAGTAATGGAGTTTTAACCATGGAACAAGCAATAGAATTAGCAGCAACCGAAGAACAAACACAATCCCCTGAATTTTGCTCATTTACTTTTGACCCGCCATCAATTGTCTCTGGCGGCGGTGATTTGCTGGACTGCATGGAGTGCAACCACAATGGCCGCTGGTACGAAACCCCGATTGATTTTACAGGCATTGCACGCTCGTTTACCTCGTCAGCGGCCTACCATCAATCACCGTTAGTGTTTAAACGTAATGTGATCACCAGTTGTTTTGAACCAACGCCATATTTATCACGCCCTGATTTTACCACCTTAGCGCAGGATTTTGTGGTTTTTGGTAATGGTTACCTAGAAAAGCGCATTAACCGGCTAGGTGATATGTTAACGCTTAAACCCTCTTTGGCTAAGTACACCCGCGCCGGTGTGAATGAGGGGCAATACTGGCAAGTGAAGAATTACCAAGATGCCTACGAATTCCGCAAAAATAGCGTGATTCATTTGAAAAATCCGTGTATTCACCAAGAGATATATGGTACTCCCGATTATTTGGCAGGGCTTATTTCCGCTAACTTGAATCACTCAGCCACCCTATTTCGGACCAACTATTATGAAAATGGCAGTCACGCCGGTGTGATGGTGTATCTTTCCGCGGCATTGGCTGACGACAAAGCCGTTGAGTCATTAAAAAAATCACTCACCGAAGCCCGAAAAGGTAAGGCATTTAAAAATATCTTTGTGTATGCCGCCAATGGTGGCAAGGATGGGATTCAAATACTGCCATTCTCACAAATCAGTGCCAAAGATGAGTTTGTCGGAATCAAGGACACCACGCGCGATGATTTGTTGGCTATGCACCGGATACCACCACAACTGATGGGGATCATCCCGCAAGGCTCCGGTAGCCTTGGCGATATCGAAAAAGCCGCAATGGTTTTTTGGTTCAATGAATTACTACCGCTGATGGAAAGCATGAAATCAATTAACGACATGCTAGGCGTTGAGGTGATCCGCTTTAAACAATATGCATTGCTGGATTTTTTGACACAGGCGAAGAACAAAGAACCGAATTATAAATAAATCATTCAATTCACATTAACCGATATTCCCCCTTTCAAACGTAATAGAACGGCCTTAGCGCCGCTCTATCTGTTCCACATACCCGAATTTATTTTTTATCTGATCTAGGCTGTACAGCCTGAATAATCGCAAATAACACCACTAACGAGCTAATCACACCATAGCCAGCGCGGCCCATATTTACCCCCTTTGCGCGCGCTTGCTCCCCCGCCTCGCCCGCACACAAAAGGGGTGGGATTTTGTGCAGGTGTGCCGAGCTGGCTAGCCCATAGCTGTTCTGGGCTAGATTTATTTTAGTCACACATAAAAAGTTATTCATTGTTGTTCAAGATTATCTAGTGAGCAAAACAATTTAATCTTCTGAGAAACTGAAAAATTGTCGTAGCCGAACAATCATTTCATGAATAGAAACATCAGGATTCATGTAAAAAAACAACAGTAAAACGATTAGAACAATACACAGGTTAAAGAAGATCCATATATTTCTATATGAACATTTTCGTTTATCGATATATTCACTGTCATTCTTTTTTAATGTCGTAGTATTAATGATATTGTTAAGATCATCTTCATTCAGTAAATCTTTATATCTATCATGGATAGTGTCATATTTATTGAGTAATCGTTCTTTCTCCTCCTTAACTTCTTTTAAGGATAGGTATAAATAAACAAATGAGAAAAAAACAAAAAATAAAGTTATAACCATCACTTCAAAGGTTACAACACCAGTATAGGACTTTGATAAAAGAATGCGAATCAAAAAAATACTAATGAAAAAGGTAACAATACTCCACAGGCTTGATTTTAAAGAGGAAAACATATTTTTTGTTATTTCCGATGCCTTGTCAGATTGAGACAGCAAAAATTCAGAAATTTTATTTTTTATTTCAATATACTGTTTTACATTTTCTTTTAAATAAATATCATAGCCGGACTCTATCGACTTTAATACACCATCTGAAATTTTGGTAATATCATTTTCTTTTGCATATAAAGAAATGATATTTCTAGCCAAACCAAGCTTGTCAATAAAGTTTCCATCAGTATAAACCCATGAGTAGATATCATAGATAATACTATTTGATTCATTTTTAATTTCATTAATTTCTATAGCATTATTAATTAGCCTATAGCCTTTTAATTTAAATATAACTTCATTACTTTCCAATTTAAAATCACTATAATCGCTAAGATAAACCAATGATAAAGTAACAACTAGGTTATCAAACAACGACTGTATTTTTTTATATGGGCACGATGTTAATAATTTAAAATCATCAGGAATAAATTTCAACTCTGAATCGAGTGCAAAGTGGCAAGATTTATTTCTTTTACTAATTAATAGCTGACGGTCAATTTTTTCAAAAAAATGTTCAGATTGCTGATAGGCTGATATAAAGTATAAAGAGCACGTATTAAAATTGGAATAACTATCCCATAGTATGAACTGCATTTTTTCATTTACATTAAAGTTCTTTAGCTTAAACAAAAATTGCAACTCACTGCCATTATTAAAAGCATTGAAAAATGATTCATAATCAAAGACATGAGTACTATTGTTTCTCTTGATAGATTCTTCTTTATAGACAGTAACATTAACACTGAGGATATTATTTAACTCATTTATATCATAACCTATAAAACTAATATTATCACTAATATTATTAATTTTATCTTGTAATGCCGTTGATGTAGTTTTATTTGTAATTAATACTATTCCATACCCATCAAAGTTAAATTCAATATCAAAATTAATATTATAACTCTGACTTATAGATACGACCTTTTGAAATAAAGCGACACCATCATTATTTATGATGGTGTTTTTGACCTTATATTTTGCTTGACATGTGTTAAAATCATCACAAACAAAAACCCGTTCCGTTTGTAACAAAAAACTTGATATTTGTTCAAGCAAACCAAGATCACTCATTATCAATTCCACCAAACTCTTCATACCCCTTATCGGTATATATTTTAATGTATTTACCTACTGAGTCAATCTCCGCCTTTATTTTATTAGAAAAATCCGTGATTTCTCCATTAATTTTTAATTCGAAATTTTCATCAAGAACAATGGTTTTTTTCATTCTAGCTTTAAGAACTTTTTCATCTAACTCAAATTGAGTATCAAACCCTCTTCTTTCATCTTCTGGTAGCTTATTGAGTTTTGCAATAAATTTGTCTTTTTGTTGTTCTAGCTCTTCATTTTCAAATTTATGGGAACTAACTTTTTCGACAAAATCATCAAAAGCAAATGTTTCATTATTCCTAAAGTAACTAATGGTATCATTACGAATAAGCCAATAATCTGCTGGGGATGTTTCTTTTATTTCATCTTTTAATAACTTATCAATTGACATAAATGCATTTCTAGTATTTGTTTCTGCACTTGATAATTCTTCAGCAGATAAGAAACGGTTCCACCAATATTCACTAATTCCTGTACCACTATCTGAAATAAGAAGTTGCTCAATTTCATTACTATCATTCACACATGCTAAGCACGTTTTTTGCAGCCGTGTTTTTTCTGGAAGCCCTTGTTTTAACGTAACATCATTTTCATCTAAAAAACCATTGTGTTCAATCTTAAGGATGGCAAACCTTTTTTCGTTATCAATCAGTAATAACAAAATTAAAAGCGCACCTTTTTGTATCTGTTTATTAAGTCGTTCTATTCTAGCTTGCGCCTCAATTTCAACGCTTAATAATTTTTCAGCAATATTTTTTGTTCTTGACTCCCAGTCTTCCTGTTGTTCAATAAGTGAAACAATATGACTTGGCACTAATTCATTAATATCTCTAAATTTATAGCCCTTGTTTCTTTTTGTCTCAACCAATTCTCGTAACACTTTTTTACAATAACTAACAAAATCGTTGTTTTGTTCTAGGGGACGCTCTAAAACTGAGTTATCTTCAATTGATACATTAAATAATGCACTTTTTAATAGCTCAACACTTGCCATTTTCAAAAAAACCTCATTGTTTGTAATTTGTAAATTTTTTTAATTATTACTGTGTTTCTAAAAAAAGATAAGTGCATATATCACAGTTTTTGAAACAATTTATTTTTATTACACCTTCGTCCACTATACAACACTTTTAGAGTCCTATTGCATTGGATCTCATCACTCAAGGCTATTTCTAACTTGCTGATTACAAAATAACGGTAAGGCTTTCGGAAAAGCGTTACAACCGTTACACCATCCAAAAACCAATCATAACCCACTGATAATAAAGCATTCAAATGTAACGTTTGATCCGTTACAAAGCATCACAAAATAGAGTCTAAAACGTTACATCCTTATAAAACAATAAGTTATATTTCTAATTTGTAACCTTTTAAAACCGTTACACGTAACGGCAAAGTAATGCTTTTGTAACGTTTTTAGATACCTATATTTATATTAATAATCAATGCATTATATAAAAATACTGAATTTGTAACGTTTGTAACGCTTTTCCGAACCCCTCCCATAAATTCTCTATTTATATAAAAACCCTCTAATAATGCTTATTTATCGTACAATCAATAATATCTTCTTTATTTGTTATTCTGAGTATTTATGGTTTTGCTTTGATGGATATTTTTAGATAAAAGAAAGGCTGCACTAGGCAGCCGATAGAAAGAAAATAGACGATAACTAGCTTTCACTGTTTTCTTGAAATACCCAACATCTAAGCACATCCGGCTTCGCCAAAGTACTCCCCACCGCAAGCGTGCTATTAAACTGACTGTTTACCACACTTCGCACCGTCTTAACGCCTACAAACTTACGCATACGCCCCGCTTTCAATAAATTCTTAATATCAGTATTCAATTGCATAGACTGACGGTACTCACTAGCCACCTGTGCAATATGGTTAAAGTTCACCGCATAAACCCCCTTTTCAATGCTGTGATTCACACCAAAGGCCTCGTTATCGTGTAAATAGTCAAATAGCTCCCAAAACTCCATCACTTGCGGTTGGTCGAGTCGGATCGCTTGAACACGTTGTTTAGCCAACTCAATAATAAAATCGCGAGTTTGGCGAATATGAGCCGCTTTTACGGGAAGAACTAATGCTAACGTTTCTAGCAATGCAATTAACTGTGCGTGATTTTTGGCGATCCGCTCATGGTTAATCGCCTTGTCCGCAAATAACTGCGCCTGTAAGCCATCTACGCGCTCACTGTATTGCTTTAAAATCGCCGTTTCTTTCATCAATACCGTAGGCAAAAAACCGGATAATCTTTCAATGGGATAACGCTCAAGGGCAATGGCGGCATAACGGGTTTCGACGCTCTGCTCCGCTTTATCGGTATAAAGATGAATAATCCGCTCTAAAACGGCGCGTGACGCGTTTATCTCTGCATTCTGTGCAATCACAATACTGCCTTTAAATAATGGCTCGTAGGTCTCATTACCGCTATTTTTCACCCCTAACGAACGCGTGGCACGGCCGTTATACAGTGACTTAAGTTCTTCCCAATCAAACGCTTTTAGTTTTGCGTTATCTTGCACGCGATCACTTTCAATTAAACACACTGGCAAATTACTTATCTGTGAAAAGTTTCGTCCTCGAGCGGCAACACTCGATTTTGATGCATCGAACCCCTCGTAATCAGCACGACCACATAAGCGCCATAAAAACTCAATCAACGTACTTTTACCAGAACCAGGCTCACCGCAAATTTCTAAAAATGGATAGCTTTTATGTGTTTTGCGTATCTGTTCGGCAAAGAACGAACCCAACCAGAACGCCAACACCACATAACCTTTTGCGCCAAACGCATCCCAAAGAGAACTTAACCAACTGGTATCAAATTCGCTAAAATCGGTATTAATGGCCAATGATGGGCTAAGGCTTAACGTCTTGATATCCAACTTATTGAGAGAGAAATAATCTTCCTCATTTAACGTAAAACACTTACCATCCTGCACCGCAACATCATTAAACACATACACACCATACTCTTTGTTATAACCCACATAATTTTGCGTGATCACCTCTTTAATATCTGGCAAGGCTTGCTTACAAATGCGGTCCAATTGCAAAGTTGTGCCGGTATAAACCGCCCCTTTGGCCACATGCAATAAACGCTTTTTGAATTCACTGGCACTGGTTAACTGTGAGGCGGTAAACGTGGCTTTAACTTGCGGCTGACGAGGAAAATCGACGCGCATGTAATACCATGATTCGTCAGTTTCAACGGACTTTTGGAAATATAGCGGAGTGGGATAACAATTGGCTATTTCAACTACCGTACCCGACTCTTTTACCGCTTTTTGTCTGGCTTCATCTTCATCTAAATCGGGTTCGGCATCATGAATACGCTCAATGGTTTTCATCATTTTATCGATATCCAACTTAAACCAATACAAGCGGTTATCATGTTGAAAATCGAACTCTGAACGCTCCGTCCAGTTAAACATTAAACGCGCCTTTTCAAACGCAGTTGAGGCTAACAGCAACCTGCCGTAATAGCGATAACGGGCGATATCACGCTCCGTTAGCTTGCCTTTCATATGCAAGTCATTCCAATCGTTGCCACACTCTTTCTCAGCGGGTCTGGCGGCCGTGGCTTTCCAGCCATCATCATGGCTGCGGGCTACAAACTTTTTCATGGCACGTTCGCCAGCTGCACCGTTATCTAACGCCCAAACTAAAAGCGGCTTTCTATTATTACCTAGCGCTGTTCTCAGCGCACTTAAAGCAATTTCAGGGTAGTTATGGCAAGTCATTAGAGAAACAGCGGGAATACCATTTTGAATCAAGCTAAGGGCATCAAAAATACCTTCCGTTAGCCAAATCTCTTTAGCTTGAGTCAAATCCTGTTGCGGCAGTGTCCACCAATGCCCTTTATAAGAACCAAAAAAATTAGCTTTGCGATCAAACCGTGAGGGTCTATCAATAATTCGCTCCCAATACGCCCCTTCGGGTAAAGCAAATTTAACCGTTGCCGCACCTAACCCATTGGCATGATAGCTAGACTCGGAATACAACCCTTTCAATGAGGCGATATCAAGCCCTCTGGCGTGCTGTAAATAAGCATCTGCGGCTGCATTTGGGGTTTGTTGCGTCTTGGGATAGTGTGCTGACCAGTCATCAAATATATCGGGATAAATCTCTTTTACAATCAACTCAGCGCCACATTTATTTTCACGGCCACAACGCAACACAAACGGCATTTCAATGGAGGTAAATAGCTCTTTTTTCTTACAATTTGGGCACACACCTTGGCGTAAATAGCCATTTTGCTCTTTGAATTGAAAGTCGTGTATAAGGCGAGGCAATAACGCCTGAATATGATATGATTTCATGTGATAACCTTAGAGCACACAATCACCGCCTACCCGCGGGTTGTGTGCTTTTTATTTGCTTACAGAAAATGATTTTTCATACGCTGTGGTAATGTTTTTCTTTCAGTTCAAACAGAATTTGGCAGTCAATACACAAGGTGCAGCCAATCACCGCTTGGCGGCGGGCTTCTGGTATTGGGTGATCACAATTCTCACATTCAAACGCAGATACCCTATTCGCTGGCTTCCTCGCAGCTTGGATATTCTGTTCTAGCACTAATGCTGCATGTTCATTGGCACGGTCGATAACATCAGACATAGTTAAGATCTCCCGCCTGTGACTCGAATTTATCCGCTTCATCAATTAATAATTGATGAATTTGCGCATAATCTAATTTCTCTGTTAATACTTTGTCTGCTAATTGACGTTGACGATCAGCAAAACGATTCATTAATGATTTACGCTCATCTTCCCTATTCGCTTTTATATTTTCAGCGACGGGGGTAAATATAGGGTCTGGAATATGTCTCATTTTAAAACCTCATTTTTAGGTAATAAAAAGCCCTGACCAATAAAGGTCATTGTTTATTAATTTGATTATTTAATTACTATCTAATTCTGATTATTTTCTATATTAATAATCACCTTACGATATCTAATCCGATTTTTTAACCATGATCGGCAACATGGTGTGTGGTATATTTGCTATGCCTGCAATTTCTTGACGGGAATCAGGCATAACAACAACCGACTAAAGGAATAAAACATGTGTGATGACGAAAATAAAAAATTAGTTAACCAAGGTTCTGATGATTTAAGAGAACTCCACGTCATGTTTGAAAAAGCACCTAATGACGAGGAAAAGAAACCCGATAGCGAGGAATAATTTATATGACCAATCAACAATCTGTTTCTAATGATGTTAGTTTTCATGCTTTCAATTGTTATTTTATGGAAAACATGACTGCTGTTTTTTATAATCGAGTAGACAAATTCTGTATTTTCATGCAATTGCTGCTTGGTTCCGCGGTTATGGCAGATTTCATGAACATGAAGTTGATTGGTCTTATTATTGCTATTATTGCCGCCTATCAATTTAGTTGTAACCCCGCTAATATCGCTAATAGTGCTAAACAACAAGCTGTAAGGTATAGTGAAATTATTCATGATTTACCTACAAGTAATGATTTTGAAATTCAAAAAAAACTCAAAGCATTAGAAAAAAAAGATAGCGTAATCTTGCTTTCCATTCGTAATGGAAGTTATATCCAATCCTCTATTGCTACGGGAAACCTTAATACTGCAAATGATAAATTTAAAAAATTAGGTATCTTCAAAAGATTTATCATATTTATTGCCGGTGGTATCCAGCGCTAAACGGTATTAACTCCCTTACATCGCCATTCACAAGACAGATCTTCTTTTATTGTTATCGTGAACAAATGTGAATGGCTATTTTGTTTCTGACTTTGCTCAATGACATAACGAAAGAAACTTAAAAACTTTGCGAATGTAATACTTGGGCTAAAATCGGCCATTCTATTCACAGAAATCAAAACAGTATTACCTGCATTATTCAAAGGAAGAAAGTGTATTAATTGTGATAATTCAAAAACGATACTATTTATTGGTGAATACTTATCTTCAATACAAATATATACCCCGTTTTGTGTATGCTTGACGATTAAATTACTTTCCACCTTTCATCCTCCACAGCCCATCGATATATTTTGTCGCTTCAGCCATTGCATCAAACTTGCCGAACGACTCCCCTAAATGCCAAACATGATAACGTGTGATTGGTGTCTGCTTCTTGCGTGGTAACGTAATAATCGTAAACCCACGATACACCGCACAATGATGGCTCACACGAGTAACCTGACTCATTGCGGTTTACCTAAACCCAACCACACCAACCAACCGTCGCGCATTTCTGCGGGTAACGACTCATAGGCCAGCCTTAAACCATTATTCCATGCAGGCAAATACACATAATTCTCCGCACGACTAGAGCCGGGTCTTTTCATCTGAACAATCGGTAACTTACCGGCCTTACGCATATCTGCCACTGCGCTTGCTGGCTTACCAATCAACTCCGCGAATTTTTCCTCAGTCACAACATCTGACAGACTTACGATTTTCTCTCTCATCTGATAACCTCTTATTTATGGGCACTCTTTTGCGCTCTATGGCGCCTTGATACGCTAAAAGGCGATTTCTATTTAAGTGAATAATTGCAGATTAGAAATTACATGTCAACTCAACAATCAGAGAAGTTAAAGCTCATTAGGGACTCAGAACGTCTGAAAACAAAGGAAATAGCTGATTTAATTGGTATTAATTACAATACATATCATGGCTATGAATCAGGAAAAGCTAAAATGCCGATGGAGGCTGGTATGAAACTATTTATGCATCCAAGATTTAAAAAATATCTTCATTGGTTTATGTTCGACGAAATAAACCCTGAAGCTGGCCAAATCGCACCGGCTTTAGCGCACACTGGGCACGAAAATTCAGGCTCACCCCACTCAGACAAGAAAACTGGTTAACAATTTATCAGGCATTTTGTGAGGTTAACTCGCAAAGCCAATCGACCCTCGGAGGGCTTTCTTATGGCAATTAAGAAACTCGAAGATGGTCAATATGAAGTGGACATTAGACCGGCTGGCCGTCAAGGAAAACGTGTCAGACGTCGATTTGATACAAAACACGAAGCCGTTTTGTTTGAACGTTACGCCCTATCGAACAAAATGCACAAAGATTGGTTAGATAAATCCAATGATATTCGGCCGCTACAAGACTTAATTGATTTGTGGTGGAACACCTTTGGTAAAAGTAGCGACTATGCGCGGGACACGTTATTAAGGGCAACACGCATTGCGACCGCACTCGATAACCCGCCAATGTGCTTATTAACCGATAAGCAATTAGCACTTTACCGCGAACTCCGGCTCGCTGCGGGTATCAAGCCCTCCACGATAAACCGTGATTTTTCAGCGATAAGCGGCATATTTACCGCCTTAAAGCGCACGGATTTATTTATGGGTAAACACCCGATACGAGGGCTATCACGGTTAAAACAAAAAGCGACTGAGATGTCCTATTTAACGCATGAAGAAATTGGGCTGCTGCTGAATATATTAAAAGGTGATAATAAAAAAGTGGCGATCTTATGTTTAAGCACCGGCGCGCGTTGGGGGGAAGCCGTTAAATTAAAACGCGAGCACGTGATCCAAAATAAAATCCGTTTCACGTTTACCAAAACGGGCAAAGCACGCATTGTGCCGATTTCCCAAGAAGTCGCTGATAAGGTCTGTACGCGAAAATCCGGTCTACTTTTTCCAAACACCTCTTACGATATGTTTAGAAAACACATAAAGACCATTAAGCCTGACATGCCACATGGCCAAGCCACACACGCATTGCGGCATACTTTCGCAACCCATTTTATGATGAATGGCGGTAGCATTATTACTTTGCAGAGGATCCTAGGTCACTCGACATTACAGCAAACCCTGACCTACGCACACTTTGCACCGGACTTTCTTCAAGATGCGATTACGTATAATCCATTAAAGGGAGGAACAGAGTTAGCTTAA